CGAAACAGTGGTGGATTGTCTTATGGAGATCTGGGGACTAGAGGGTTCAAAAATACATAAACTATTCACAGCCGCATTAACTGGCCACGAATTTGAGTTGGGACTCGACCTAACAGTCGAAGAGCTAAACCAAATGTGGGAGTTATATGGGGGTGAGGATAGTGGTTACAGCAAGCCACACACTCATGAGGACTGGGCATTGTACTTAGTACAGATGACTGGACAACTAATGGGTAGTATAGTAAGCTTTAATATATTATGTATTGTGAACTACACAATCTGCAGATGGGCCAAAGAGATAGGAGAAAACCGTGTGATCAAACTACAAAGTAAAAAAACAAAACAAAAACTTGAAAAAGATAAAAAAACATGGAGGCTAAGCCCCTCATGTGTCCTAATTAATGGTGACGATGCAGTAATGTTTGTCAATGAGAAAACTGATGAAGCATGGAAAAAGATTTCTAAATACACGGGTATGAGCCCGAGTATAGGAAAGATTAGACGTAGCCAAGAGTACTTAAACATTAACTCAACAATGTTCGGTATACGGGATAACTCATACGAGCTTATACAGTATATAAACTTAGGCCTTGTGAAGGGCCTTAGCCGAGCAGAGTCGGGGAAGATGGAAGGTACAGACAGGTTAGACATGTTCACATTGGATAAATCATTGGGTTCCAAGAACCGTGACTTATATAAACTGACACCGAGCCATGTTTGGGAAAAAACACAAAAATACTTTCTAGTGTATAACAAAATAATCCTGGAGGAAGCCACGAAAAAGGCGATTCCATGGTATGTACCAGAGCAATGGGGCGGTCTTGGGCTCGTGGGAGAACCCAGCGAGAAAGACCTTGTAATATGCAGAGCCATGTTAAATAATATGGTTACAAAAACTTTTCCCAAAAGCATTCCGGCAAATAACAGAGTAGATGTACATGGTGCAGCAATAAATCGATATTTACCAGACGCTCCAAAGAAACTCACAGATAAAGTGGGTGACCAAGAGGGTAAGGAAATGGGAATATTATACTGTGCAAGTGTGTACTACCACCCGGAAGATGTAGAGAAACAAATAGAAGAATATGATGTACAAATAACAAGCGTGAATGAGTTTAGTAAAAAAAAACAAAAATACGAAATAGAAATAAAGAAACTACCAAAAGAAAAAATAGGCCACAAGGGAAGATTAGAGAAATTAATAAGATTCAATTCTAACCTATGGAGAAAGTACAACACACACTACGGGAAATTCGGGAGACTCGAACCTTTTTCATCACTAAGATGGAATGAGAATAAGGAAGAGTTTGAAGTTCTACCGGACAAACT